ACAAAGATAAATTTGATAGAACGAAACCTCATTGGCCCCCTTTCAAAGCATTAGCAAAATGGGCAGACGCTAAAGGAATACCGGTATTTCTAGTTGCTAAATCAATATCGGAAAAAGGTACTGCAATCGTGCCGTTTATTAAAATGGGTTATGAACAGGCAGAAGATCAATTAAAAATAGAATTACAATTAGCTACTAAAAGAGTTGAACGAGAATGGAAAAAATCAAGAGGACGACTTACTAAATAATATGGTAACATAAATCATGGCAAGTTTAACAAGTATAAGAAATGGAATAGCAACAAATCTAGGAAACATATCATCTTTATTTGTATATGGATATGTTCCGGATTCAATCGAACCACCAACGGCAGTAGTCGGTGTGGTTGAATCAGTTGAATACGATACATCAATGGCTCGTGGTGCTGATACATACGAGATACCAGTGTTGTTATACGTTTCGAGAGTAGACGCACAAGATAGCCAAGAGACTTTAGACACTTATCTAGCTTCAACAGGGGCCAATTCAATAAAGGCACAAGTAGAAAGTGATCAGACTTTAGGTGGTTCAGCTATGTCTTGTAGAGTAGTTGAAGCTTCTAATTATGGTGTCTATACTATAAATGATATAGAATATTTAGGCGTAGAATTTGAGGTAAGCGTAGTAGCATGAAATTTTTAGTTAAAAAAACATTAATGGTAGACGACAAAGAAATAAAAGAGGGATCACTCATAGACGAAAGTCAAGTCCCTAAGAAGTCAAAAAAATGGTTATTAGAGCAAAATATAATCGAAAAGTCAAACGGAGAAGTAAAACCTACTAAGATAGAGGAAGAAGAATAGTGGGTTACGGTAGAGGTAAACCTGCTTCAAGAAGAAGAAGAAAACCTAAAGGATCGGGAAAAAAGTAAATGGCTTTTATACATGGTAAAGACACAGTAGTTTATTTTAATGAATCAGATTATTCAACTTATTTTAGTTCAGTTGATCTAAGTGCTACGGCTGATGTTGCAGAGAGTACAACCTTTGGAAATACTTCTAAAACATATATTGCAGGAGAACGGGACGGAACAATAGGGCTAACAGGGTTTTTTGATGCAACTGCTGACACACAATTCGCTTCTGTTTACGGAACATCTTTTAATCTTGTCGTAGGTCATGACGGAATAACAACAGGAAAAAGAGCTTCCTTTGCAAAATCTTTAATTACAAATTACGGAGTATCAAGCCCTGTTGGAGATATAGTTGCAAGTAGTTTAGATGTACAAGCTGATGATGGATTACATAATGGTTCAGTTTTAATTAATGGTGCATTTACTGCTACTGCCGTACAGGGATCAGCACAAGATAATACGACTTCAACATCTAATGGTCTTGGTGCTTTTTTAATAGCAACATCTGTAAGTGGTACAAGTCCAACTGCTGATGTAAAGATTCAACATTCTGCTGATAACTCTACATGGGTAGATCTAGTTACTTTTACACAAGTAACTGCTGCTTCATCAGAGATCAAAGAAGTAGAAGCCGGAACAACAATTAATCGATACTTACGAGTATTTAATACCATTGGTGGTAGCAGTACCCCAACAGTTAATGCTATAGTAGGTATAAGTAGAAATAACTAATAGGAGAAGATAATGGCATTTGTGCATGGTAAAGATTCAGTATTTAAACTAGATAACTCTGGTGGATCATTAACTGATATATCAACTTATGTGAATAATGTAGACTTCCCTGAAACTGCCGATGTTGCTGAAACAAGCACTCTAGGATCAAGTAACAAATCCTACATTGTAGGTCTTAAAGACGCTACATTAGGTGTTACAGGTTTATGGGACGCTACTGTGGACGCAATTTTTGGTGCTGTTGTAGGACAAACTGCAACTCTTTCATTTGAATACAGCCCAGAGGGAACTGGTGCCGGTAAAGTCAAATACACAGGAGAATGCATTGTCACTAATTATGGGCAAACCTCTCCTGTTGGAGATGTTGTTGCTTATTCAGCAGATATGCAAGTTTCAGGTGCAGTTACAAGAGCAACACACTAAGTAAACTAATCGACTAAACTTATATTAAGTAAAGGAGATTAATTGAAACGTTTAAAATTAGAAGATATAAACTCACTACCTAATGTTCCTAGTAAAGAACTAGAAATTGAGGAATGGGGAGTATCTATTGAGATTCAAGGCATTAATAAAGCTACCCAAATAGAATTAGGTAGAATCATTGATGGTAAAGATACTGACGCATTCGACTATCAAAAAGAATTGCTTAAAGCTTGTATTGTCGATCCACAACTTACTGATGAAGATGTAGACAATTTATATACTAAAGACAGTTCAGTCATTGATAAAATCTTTGTTGAAATCAATGCCCTTAATGGTGTAGGGGGATCTGCAAAAGCAGAACAGTTTTGATACGAACCACGACTTAGCTTTTCAACATAGACTAGCAAGAGAGTTAGGCATGACAGTTGGAGATCTAACTACTAGAATGAGTGCATTGGAATACAATAATTGGATTGCCTTTTATGTATGGGAAAAGAAAGCACAAGATAAAAGTATGGCTCTAGCACAAGCAGAAGCACAGAAAAGAAAACGATAATGGCTAGCTCAGATATAGTCTTAAATATTGTTACTCGTGGTGCGAACCTCGCTAAAACTCAATTAAACAATCTAGGTTCTTCTGGAGATAAAACCGGTAAAAATCTACAACAGTTATCTAATATGGCTAAATTTGCCGGAGTGGCTATTGGTGTTGCTCTAGTAAAGGGTATTTCATCAGCAGTACAAGAATTAGCTCAATTCGAGGATAAATTAAATCAGTCATTAGCGATCATGAAAACCTCAACAGAGGAACAAAAAGCTATGGCGAGTGCAGCAAGAGAGGTAGCTTCATCTACACGAATAAGTGCTAACGATAGCGCAGAGGCATTTTTCTTCTTAGCGTCAGCAGGTTTAGACGCAACACAATCTATTGCAGCTTTACCACAAGTTGCAGCTTTTGCTCAAGCAGGTATGTTCGATATGGCAACTGCAACAGATTTAGCAACAGACGCTCAATCAGCTTTAGGACTTACAGTTTCAGATAGTGAACAAAACCTTAAAAACCTTACAAGAGTTACAGATGTCTTAGTTAAAGGTAATACTTTAGCAAACGCTTCAGTTCAACAATTTTCAGAAGCATTAACTACCAAGGCAGGTGCGGCTTTGAAAGTTGTTAATAAAGACATAGAAGAGGGTGTTGCAGTATTAGCCGTATTCGCAGATCGTGGTGTAAAAGGGGCAGAGGCAGGAGATAAGTTAAACCAAGTCCTACGAGATATACCAAGAGCAACTGCTAAGAATAAAGAAGAATTTGCAGCTTTGGGATTAGAAATGTTTGACGCAGAAGGCAATATGAAAAATGTAGCCGATATTGTAGAACAGTTAGACGCAGTGTTGGGACCAATGTCCGATGAGTTAAAGGCTTCTACATTAGATCAATTAGGACTTAATCGTGGTGTAGCAGACGCAGTTAAGATATTAAGTGGCTCAACTGAACAAATAAGACGATATGAGGAAGCGCTTAGAGATTCTGGTGGAATTACCCAAGAAGTAGCAGAGAAGCAAATACAAAGCCTTATAGGGCAGACCGAAATTTTGTCTAATAAATTTTCTGTATTAAAACAATTAATTGGAGAAGATTTCGAGGGTGCAGCTAAAGGTACAGTAAGTATTCTAGATAAATTAATTACAAGAATTATTGATCTAAAAGAAGCGCAAAAGGCAGAGGAAGAAGAAGTTCAAAGATCTGTTTATGCATATAGAACAAAGATGGTCATGATTTCTGGAACATTAGTTCCTATGAGAGAAATGTATAGGTTAAGTATAGATCTAGAAAAAGCACATGATGATGAAAGGGACGCAGTAGAGGCTTATAATGCCGGACTTGAAGATTTAAGACCAAGCATTGACGCAGTAACAGAGGCACAAGAAGAAGCAAAAGAGGCAGCTTCTAAATTAAGAGAAGAACAAATAGAAAAAGGTTTGTCCGGATTAAAAAAAATACAAACTGCATACAGAAATCTAAATGATATTTATGAACATCACAACGATTTGAAAAAAGAGGAACTTGAAAAATCACAAAAACTTAATGCAATAAATAACAAAATGGAAGCAACGGAAGATGATTTAGCTAAAGCTAAAGAAAAAGCGCTTGAACTTGCTACTGATGGAACTGAAAAAAGTAACGAAGAACGACTAGCTATTGCTAGACAAGAAAGAACAATACAAGATTTAATTGCTGTAGAAGAAAAAGACGAAATACAAAAACTTCAATTAGCAGTAGCAAAAGAAAGATTAATCGAACTAGAACAAGAAGCAATTGCACGATCAAGAGAAAGCATACAGGCAGAAGAAGATGTTGCAGAAATAGAAAAAGAATTGCTTAAATTAGAAAAAGATAGAACAGAAGCACAAGCAGAATTGACTGAGGCAACAAATGATTACAATAAAGCAACTGCTAAGACTCCGGAAAATTTACTTGATATAGCTATTGCAAAAAGAGAGTTAGACCTAGCGATTGCAGATGTTAAAGCAATTGATAGCTTCGAAGAGGGTATAAACCAAATGATAGAGTTTGCAGGTGGAAAATTTGATGAACTAGCTAATCACTTTCAAAACCTTATGAATATGAGTGGATATAGAGCAGATCAAGTTGCAGGAGATAGCATGTCGGAAGTATTTGGAACTGATCCTTTAGGAGATGGTGGAGGATTAAGAGACACCTCAGTAAATTTCGATACAGATGGAATAGAAGATGTTTCAGCACCGGTATCTCGAATAGCAAGTTTAGGAGATTTTACTTCAGGGAACGTTAGCAATAATAATATCGTTGTTAATGTCGGTGGTGCTTTAAGTTTATCAGACGAAATAACAGAGGCAGTTGCTAGTGCAGTTGTAGAAGCACAAAGGCGAGGCATAAGGGTTCTTATCTAATGTCTGTTGCATTTGATTCAAATGTTAATTTAACTGTTGAAATTGGCTTTGATAGTGGTCCGTTCGACAACAGTCAATCTTTTACAGATATTTCACAATATGTAAGAGGAATTAATATGCGAAAGGGTAGATCTAATGAGTTAGGACAATTCGTTGCAGGTACATGTTCTTTACTTTTATCAAATGCTGATAATAGATTTAATCCAACACAAACTACACATTATTACGATTCAACAGAAGCAAGAACAAAAATACAACCCTTAAAGGTAGTTAGAATTAGAGCAACATACGATTCTTCAACCTATGACTTATTTTATGGCTTTCTCGATCAGATACCGGTAAGCTATCCTGCGTTAGGAGCAGATAGTGTAGTTACATTTGGTTGTGTTGACGCTTTTAAAATATTTCAAAGTCAAACTATTCAATCAGTTGGTTGGAAATTAGGGCAAGTAGGATTTACTGAATTAGGAACATCAACAAGATTAGGTTTTGCAGACGAGGTAGAACTAAGTTCAACAAGAATTACACGATTATTAAATTCTATTGGCTTCCCAAGTGCATTAAGAGCTATACAAACAGGAACACATGATGTTCAACAACAAGCAGTTACTAAAAACTTATTAGCAGCTATGAGAGAATGCGAACTTTCAGAAAACGCACAATTTTATATTGGCCCAGACGGATCAGCTACCTTTAGAAATAGAGATTATAAACTTTCAAATACAAAAGCAGTCAATATACAAGCAACATTTGACAATTCGGGAAGTAACTTGCCTTATGAAGATGTCGTTACTTCATTCGATACAAACGAAGTATTAAATGTCTACGAGTGGACTAGAGATGGTGGAACAACACAAAACGTTGCAGACGCAGATAGTATAAATAGATATACGGCTAAAACATCTACTCAATCTACAATAAACACAACTGATAATGAAGTTAAATCAATTATAGAACAAAAACTTAGTGAAACATCAACACCAATTGAGCGTATAGACGAACTACAAATAAGTCCCAGACAAGATGTAAATTTATGGCCCCAAGTATTAGGTCTTGGTTTTGGAGATCGTGTAAAGGTAAATATAACAAATCCTAATGGATCTACTTTTAGTGATGAGGTGTGGATAGAAAGTATTACGCATAATATAAGTTCTTCTAATCAAACATGGAATTATAGGATTTCATTGTCCCCAGCAGGTTCATCAGCTTGGATTTTAGGTCAAGCAAAATTAGGAGAAGGTACTCGATTTGCATACGCTTAGTGCTAACATAGAGTATAAATTAATTTAGGAGAATAATGCCGGCAGGATTTAAAGTATGGACAACAGGAGATCTAGTTAACGCTAGTGATTTTAATAATTACATTCAAGAACAAGTGATTATGACTTTTGCTGATTCTAGCGCTAGAGATTCGGCAGTAAGTAGTCCAGAAGAAGGCATGTTTTGTTTTTTAGCAGACAGTAACACTTTACAATTTTACAATGGATCTTCTTGGGCTAGTTTTATAGGCGAGGGAGATATTACAGGCGTAACTATTACAACGGCAGGAACTTCTGGATTATCCGGAGGTGCAACTGCAACTTCAGGTGCTTTCTCATCAACATTAGTAATTGCACCAAATAGTGCAACATCAGCAACAGTAGCTTCAGCAGATTTAGTTTTAATTGGGGACGCAGACGATAGCAACTCAGTAAAAAAAACAACAGTAGCAGATATAGTCGCACTTGCACCTAGTGGAGTAAGTTTAGGATTAGTATTAGCTCTATCATAGGAAAGGATTAGATTATGGCAGATACATTACATTCGGTTCAAGGTGTTCTTGGGACTTCAACGGCAGACATTGTTGACGCAGTTCCGTCATCTACAACTGAAACAGTAATTGGTGTTTTAGTTTCAAACGTTAGTGGATCTAGTGCAGATGTAACTATTGATCTTAGTGTTATTAAATCCGGAGGAACATTACGACACGTTTTAAATGACGTATCACTCCCTTTCGGTACAACAATAGAGATTACAACAAAGATCGTGCTTGAAACTGGAGATAAGCTACAAGGTTTATGTTCAGCAGCTTCAAGCGCAGAATATAACGTATCATTTCTTAGACAAACCTAAAGGATCACTATGACCTACTTAGGTACACAACCAAATGATGTAAAAAAGAATACAGGTTTATATACACCTAGTGAAATACTGCAATTAGAAAAAGATGGACATTGGGGTGGCTCATTAGAACTTATTGAGGAACAAACAGTCAGCGGTAGTCCAACAACTATTGATTTTACCTCTATAAAAGAAAATGTATATGATGTTATGTTTTTATCTATTGAAAATTTTATTCATAGTGGCAGTACTGCAAACATAGGATTGAGATTTTATGAAAGTGGAGTATTAGAAACAGGAAGCGTTTATAAATACTCTCAAAACAGAGTAACTACTGCGGGTGTTATGAGTGAAGCAGATAGAAGTACAGGTGCTAGTTATATATTAATTAGTCCTTATTCTATGAATGGTGGTGTTGGAAATTATAATATTAATTGTCACTTTTATAATTTTGGCAATTCAAATAAATATAGTTTTACTACTTATCAAAGCGTTGCAGAAGCAAGTTCTAATGGTACAGGTTTCGGTGGTGGAATATTGCCACAGGCAAGTGTCGTTGATGGAATACAGATTTATACATTTGGTAGAACTATAACAAGTGGTACTGCAAAGTTATTTGGATATAAACAATGAGTAACCTTAGATTAATTAATGAAACTGAAGTAACAACTGGTATTTCAGAATTTTATGTAAATAATATTTTTACAGATGATTTTGATATATATAAAGTTGTGTTTAATAATATTTCAACAGCTTCAAGTTCTTCTTGCAATTTGTTTCATAGGTTTGTTGATAGTAGTGGAATTGCTGTAACTTCATCTAAATATACTTTTCAAACTTTACAAATTAGAGATGATGGAGTTAGCGCACAATATAGAGGAGATGCAAACACTTCAGTCAGCAGAGTGTTAAGTGATTTATCTCCAGAGGGACATTCAAGCACAAATTGGATTTATAATCCAACTAATACAAATTCATATACATATTATACAGGTCAATCTATGAGTGGGATTTCATCTGTACTTAGAATGGGGCAACAGATATGTGTCTTGGAAGAAACCTCAAAAATCACAGGATTTGGTTTTTTTGTTAATGGCGCTACTACTACTTTTTCAACTGGTGTAATGAGGACTTATGGGCTTCGGGTGGACGCATAATGTCGTTAGTACAAATAGCAACAGAAACAGTTACAAGTGCAGTTAGTTATGTAGATTTAATTGGAACAACTACTGATGATATTTATATGATTGCTTTTAACAATGTTCAACCCGCAACAGACGCTACACAATTAGTATGTAGAGTTTTAGTAAATGGCAATCCCGACACCTCAGCTGAATACGATAGAGCAGGGCGACAATTTAGAACACACACCTCAGTTGGAACTTTTGCTGGACAAAATGAAACTTTTACTTATCTAGGTGGTGCGCAATCGGGAACAAATACAAGTGAAACTAATCAAGGTAATGTATATCTCTATAATTTTAACAATAGTAATGAATTTTCTTTTGCTACCTTTGAAACAATTACCACAGACTACGCTCAAAGAAGTTATGGATTGAAAGCAGGTTTCATACAAACAGAACTACAAGCGTGTAATGGACTAAGAATATATTTTTCAAGTGGAAATATAGCAAGTGGAACTTTTACCCTTTACAGACAGGTAAGTAGCTAATGAGTGAATATGGATACATACCAGAAGCACCAGAACAAAGTTTTGGAAATAATAAAGGGATCTTTAACCCTAAAGATATTTACGATCTAACAAGAGCAGATAAATACACTAACTATGGACAATTAGAATTAATTGAAACTCAAAATATAACAGGTGTATCAAGCACAACTTTTTCTAATCTAGGAGATTATAATGTACATTTTTTAACTGTAAATGATTTTCAACCTATACAAAATGGAACAGATTTAAGAATAAGATTTATTTCTAATGGTACAGAATATACAGGTTCATTTTATCAAAGAGCTTTGCAATATGGAACAAATGGTGGTACTTTTGCAGAAGAAAAAAGCACAACAGGAACTTATTTGAGAGCAACTTTTAACACAGGTAATGCAACTAATGAAAAAACTAGCTCTTATACTTATTTTTATAATTTATTAGACAATACAAAATATAATTTTACAAGTCATCAAATTTCAAATATTGGTGCAGGAAGCCACCCAGAATTTTATATGGCTTTTGGAAGTGGTGTACAAACAAGTGCAGTATCAATGGACACTATAAAACTTTATAATGCTTATAACAATTATGAAGCAGATATATCCCTATATGGAATAAGGTATTCATAATGGCTACCAATTTACAGTTTATAAAATCTGCTAGTGGAACTTCTGTTAGTTCATTATCAGTAACAGATTGCTTTAGTAGTGAATATGATGTTTATAATGTAAATTTAATTATGGATGGCTCAACAACTAATAAAGATATTAGACTTCAATATATTTATAGTGGTGGCACAGATACAACTGCTAATTATGTTACTGCTGCTTTATTTCAGGGAAGTTATACAGGTTTTATAGAATTAAGATATTCAGGGCAAAGTAGTCATTTAGTAACAGGATATAATTATGATGGTGGCACAGGGATAAATTACACAATATTTAATCCCAATGACAGTTCAAGCTATACATTTTTAAATTCACAATCAAGTGGTGCTTATAATAGTTCAGGTGTAAAACTTGTAGGAACTAAAGCTATTGGAGTTCATCAAGTAACACAAGCAAACACAGGAATAAATATTGTACCTAGTACATCTACATTAGAAAATATAAAAGTATCAGTATATGGAGTTAAATAATGGCAGGTAGCTTAATAAAAATACAAGAAGAAATAGTTACATCAGCAGTAGCAAGTGTATCTCTGCTTGGGATTAATAGCACTTATGATGTGTATAAAGTTGTGTTATCTAATATTGCAACAGATACAGATAATGTATTTTTAGAAACAAGAGTTACTGTTAGTGGTACACCAGACACATCAGCTAATTATGATATTGCTTATAAAAAATTCAATGCAGGTTCTGCTTTTACTAATGGCTTTCAAACTAATTTAACAGGTATGCTTTATACACCTTTTGATAGATTAGGCACAGCAGGTAATGAAAATGGTAATGCAATAATGTATTTATTTAACTTTAACAATGCAAGTGAGTACAGTTTTTTAACAGTAGAAAGCACAATGAGAGATAGGGGTGCAACTCTTATTGGAGAGCAGGGTGGTGCAGTACATACAGTTGCACAGGCTTGTGATGGTTTAAATTTTGATATGAGTAGTGGCAATATAGATACAGGCTCAACATTCACTTTATATGGTTTAAAGAAGTAATTAAATAAAGTATGATAAGATAGAAAGGATAATTATGGCAACATTAGAAGAACTAACAGTTATAGCAACTCAAGAAATTGAGGACGCTAAACCAATGTATAAGCAAGTCAACAATGAAAGACTTGAATTTACAGATAGTGATTATGACCAAGCTATTGTAGATTTAGCTAATAGTAAGTTTGACCAACAAGAAAATGGTTATAAAACTGCTAGACAAGAAGCTTACGATAGTACTGG